ATTGCAATTGCAGAAAACAAAGTCCCCGCTTTTTGGATTAAATACTGATGAAAACAACAGAAACGATACAGCACTACCTGAGCGCCGTGCCGCTTGAAAACGCAACGCTGGCAGCAACGGCGGAGGCTCTATCTATGCGGCAAAATGATATGTGCCGAATGCTGCGGAATGAGGGAACCACCTATTCGGCTCTGCGCGATGCCGAGCGTAAGCGCCGCTGTGATGCCCTTATTGTACAGCGTAAGCCCTATGCTGGGATTGTAGCGCGAGCAACGGGGTACAGCATATCGAGCGTAGAGCGCGCATGGTATCGCTGGTACGGGATTGGTTTGTTTGAATTCAAACATGGCATGCGGATCGACGCATTCGATCTGCCCGACCTATCGATCACCGAAACCCAAGGGTCATAAAATGGAAAAGATTGTTAAAACCACAGACGAACTTCTGGCGCTTCGCAGCAAAGACGGCGTCATTCGAATTGAAGGTGACTTGCGCATCCAATGCGACGTGCCTTACTCCGCTGGCAAAGAAATCGCAGGCATTGTCGTTGGAGGCTACCTGTACTGCGGTGGCTACCTGTACTGCAGTGGCAACCTGGACTGCCGTGGCAACCTGGACTGCCGTGGCTACCTGGACTGCCGTGGCTACCTGAACTGCAGTGGAAACCTGGACTGCAGTGGCAACCTGGACTGCCGTGGCTACCTGGACTGCCGTGGCTACCTGGACTGCCGTGGCAGCCTGTACTGCAGTGGCAACCTGGACTGCCGTGGCAACCTGGACTGCCGTGGCAACCTGGACTGCCGTGGCTACCTGGACTGCAGTGGAAACCTGGACTGCAGTGGCGAATACCTCTTTATCTCTGGTGACCTGATCTGGTCGCACGCATCGATGCCGCACCTACCAGAAAGATATTACATAAATCGCGTGTTGCCAGCTGCCTGGCAGCGGGATTATTGGCAGGAAAGGCTGGGCATGGATATCAGCAATGGCTGCTATGACGCGCTGTGCTTTCGCGTTTTGAAAAAGGTCATCAACTTACTCAAAGATGACAAGTGGACCAGCACCGAACGATGGATGCTTGAGACCCTTCGAGATAGCAAGCGAGAGCCTCCGGAGTGGGTTGCTGATGCGTGTGAGGCATCTGAAAAAATCAGGGAAGCGGTTACTGCCGAAAAGCCTGGGAAGACTGCTGCATGAAAAATAAACTATGCGACCTAAACGACCACCACAAGTTGTGGCTACTACTACGACGGCACTGCAGAGCGCGGGCCAACCGTTATGACGCCGGTCCATGTTGATGGGTCGCATAACTCGAACCCGTGGCTTAGTGTCCCCTGTCGATCTGTGTCGTTATTTATCAGCAGCTTACAGCGTCTGTCGGTGTCTGATTGCCCATGTATCGACAGCTCACCGACACAAACACCGACATTCTTTGGCACGATTTATGGCGAGGCTTCTGCGTGACAATCAAGTGCCATTTGTGCGGATGATCGCAGCGGCCTCACCACCCTATTACTGGGAATACAGAATGATGTCGACGACATCTGTGTCGTCGAGATAGCAAACTAGGCAGGAGAGTGATTTATGAGCAGGTGTCTTTCACTTGATCTTACCTATCGCTGTGCGCCCAACAGAATCAAAGCCTTTGCCAATCTGCCGGAGTCCGGCATACGCAAGCGGCAGCGCCAGCAGCGCAGCGAGAATTTCAATCGACGGGTCTGGCAGAGAAAAAACGTAGACGATTGCTGCGGCCAAACTCAGCCAGCTCTGGATGGGTCGCGTGCGGCGCACAAACTTATCCTCTGCGTTGTCGCCGCTCTGGATAGTGGCCTGTGTTGTCGCGTGCGAAGCCTGCTGATCTTCAAGCTCCATGCGCGTCATTGACTCGATATGCGCCCGAATACTGGCTTCATCCTGAATCGCCAACTCTTTCAGCCGTATCATTGTCGTAGGATCGCCTTGTAATGCCGCCAGTGCATCATTAGGATTAGTGCTGCCCGTTGCACTGGACACAAGCGCAACGCCCGCAGCAACAGCGCCCGGCACGTTGCCTGTCAGTAGCGAGCCAACAAGTGCAGTGCCAGAGCCTGCGTTATCTTTCAGCCAGCCGCCTACGTCTTTCCAGTTCATATCAGTGTAACTCGCAGTGGTACAGGTTGAGCGCGTGAGATACGGCTTCAATGCGCTTTCGTATCCCTTCGGATTCAGTCTCTCGGTACTCTTTGTGGTCGAGGAACTCAATAGCCGCTTGATCGTACATGCCGCCGCGAACTAATCTCATGGCTTTGGGGGATAGTCCCAAGTCGCCCCGGTACTCCGACTGCACCAGCTCGCGCTTAAGATATTCGGGATAGCTGTCATACGCCGGAAGCCGATTGCGCACCCGCTGAATATGGTACTCTAGGGCTTCAGGGAACGTCTTATTCAGCCATACCCCCGTCTGCCCTACGCCATTAGTCAGTACGCCCGCCGAGCAAAAATACTCTTTTGTGCTGCATCCCTCGACCATAACAACACGATGCTCTATGTCGTTGAGTAAGCGCCCTAACTGTTTCTCTACAGCGTCAACCGCCTGCCTGCCGTGTAGGATCATTAACTCTCACCGTACAGGCGCAGCGTCCCCAGCAGACCGTCGGTGGGATGGTTGTCTGTGCGGAATCTTAGGCGAGTAATTGCCGCCGTCATTGAGGGGTTTGCTACACCGCTTTGCCCAACCCACTGTTGCCCAACCTCATAGAATGATTCCGAGTTGCCAAGTGCTGTTTTTACATAGACGGCACTGTCGTACCCTTCGATTACAATGCTAACCGTTGCGTATGAGCCCGCTGGAGATGTCGCGCCAGTAGAAGCTCCAATGGTAGAATTTGCGGCCTCCGTTACCGTTGCAGCGCCATTTACAGCTGCAGACAGCTGCCTTTGATAGTTGGCTACAGTTGTGTCCCCGTTGAAAAACAGGAAAATGGCGTCACTGGTATTCGCAGCGGATGACCTCAAGCGCCCTTTAATAATTATTCTGCTGTAACCGCTGGGGATGGTATCGAAATCAAACTCTCCAGCCACTGCATTTGTAATAGTCTGTATTAGCACGAGATCTTCCTCACTTGATACTGGGGGTACGGGGATAGTTATCGTTGCGGCCTGCCAAGATTCGTATGCATCACGCAAAGCAAATATTTTTATTCTAACAAAGGCGGTATTTAACGGTGCAGCCGCATTACTGCTGCCAAAAGTGTAGGTAGTTGCGCTGCCCACGTTGACTTCAATAAAATCCGCAATCACTGATTCATTAATCAGAATAGCATCGCATCGCACTAAATATTCGGTGCCTGCTTCTGGGCCTATGTCCGTTGCTGTGTAGTCGTAAAGAAAATCATCAGTTTGCGCCAGCCTGTCTCGATGCTTCCATGTGACTAAATTAGCACCGTCCCACTCAATAGCAGCTATCTCGGAATAGCGAATAGCGTCAACGCGAAAATCGCCGGGAGGGTATGGGCGCACGAGTCTTGAATTCATCACGATAGAATCTACAGGCGCACTAGCAAGCGGTAAAACACTGGCTCCCAGCGATGTGCGCATCACTACATCCAGATCATCGCTCGCGGTGTACTGCACTGCACTGCCTGAAAAGTCGTACCCCCAAAATACAATAGACTCCTCATCAACAAGTTGATGCCTTGCCGGGGTAGTATCCAAAACGCCACGCCCGACTGTAATAAATAAACCTGTAGAATCCTCGCCCACAGAATCAACGCGCAGCAACTCATTCCCAAACTGTGCAATACTCCCTGGCTCTACTAAATCGAGATCACGAAAATTAGTAATATATATCGAGGTGTCTGTATACCAAACATCTTCCGTAGGGGAAGCGACCGGGCAAAAGTCCATCACTTCGGCGTTTGCGTAACCAGCACCAGCATCGACTGCGATCTGGGCGTTAGTTTCGGTGCCCTGCCTGCCGCCCGCTGCGAGCAAATACCCTGCGTCAGGATCTGATGCCAGCACGCCATCAACAAACGCCACGCCCAGCTCTCGCACCAGCTCGTAATAGGGCACCTCTGTCACAGTACGGGGCAGCGCGGGGAGAACCTCAGCAGCAGATGGATCTGTCCATATCCCTGCCTGTCCATTGCCGCCCGCTGCGATCGGTGTCGGCAAAGAAAAAACATCTTCTAGTGCCTCGATGTTAATCGTCTGCTTTTCGCTGTCACCGAGTGTCATCTGCTGCACCCGCATCACAACAGAATTAATACTCTCATCTGGCCAGTCAAGAATAAACGCATCGCCTACGTTGAGACTTTCGGCAATACGCCCAACTTCAACGCGGCAACTCAGTAAAGGAGTCGACAGGCTTATTAGATCGCGCATACACAATCGCGCCGCCAGCGGGCCGGATGTCACTGCAGGGTAGGAAACCGTTGTTGCGCTACCGCCGCCTAGCTGAATTTGATGCAGAGACTGGTTGTGTTTTGTAACGCTGCCCTGCTCTCCCGTTGCTCTGTCGTAGTAATTAACAGTAACGCTAGCAACCAGCTCGCCCACTGCTGGGCGATTAGCATCAATCACACCCATTACATTGGTTTCGTTCAGCGTGATCAGATCGGATAATGAGTAATCATCTCGAATTAACTTGAGAGTAAATTTACCAGTTTCCCGTGATACATACAAAACGGCATCAATGTGCCTCAGTATCTCTGTGACGAAATCTATCAGCGGAGCTTCACGCGACCATGTGACGCTTAAACCCAGCAGCTCAAGCCACAACGCATCAGCAGCAAACTGGAATGCTGTATCGTCAATATCTGAATCACTGTACCCCATGCCCCAGTCGGGATCAGTTAAGCACTCGCGTATAATGTGCGCTGGGTTCATGTCGCTGCAGTCAAACGGGGTATAGCAAGTACTGCTTTCTATGTCTGCTTTATATATGTGGATAGCCCATCGGCCCTCACCCGTTCGGCCTCCAGATAAACCGCCGCCAACGTCAATTGTGTCAACAGTCCATAGCCTGTACCCGGTGTGTCCTGTTAAATATACATCGGGTTGGTTAATCGCATAGTTGTATGCAGCAAGGGTTGTCGTGAAAGTATCAGGCCAGTAAAGACTGCTAACATTGTTTGGCGTTGTGACTGCGAAACGGTTTGTAACCGCCTCTACTGGGTATACCCCAACGTCTGGGTTAACGGGAAAACTCCCCATAACGTAAGCCCGCGCCTCTACATTATCCTCAGCTACAACTGTCTTTCTGACAACGAAAAGGTCACTAGTGTTTGCTCCGGTTATGCTAATTGGATTGGGAGCATTGACATTTTCATACGTTGCCCCTAAAAGCGCCGCATTAACGCTTTCCCTGTTGGCATTACCCAAAAAATTATAATTTACATTATCGTAATACTCTAGATCAGGTGTCCGGCAATTTACAAAGTAATCCCCTTGAGCGATGTCAGCATACGAGTTAACACTCGGTATTTCTGCCTTCTCGTCGTACCACTGAGGAATACCATTTTGCCGCGTATGTATCCTCTC